CTTCTCAGACGCCGCAGCCGTCCATTGGCCAAAGTTAACGCCCTCAGCGCGTTCGTGCCATTCACCCATCGCAACGTCATAGCACCATGCAGGCGCATCCGCGAACGTGACGCAGATCATACCATGCCCGCGAACCTCATAAAAAAAACACCGCTTGGCAGTGTGAAGTGCCATCACGGCCTCAACCTGCGGCGTTGATATGGGCTGCAACTGATCGCCGTTCCACGCATAAACCCTGCCATCCGACGAAACAAAGGCCGCGCCATTGGGGAATTGCGTCACCAGGTTGAACGCCTGCAAGCCGGTTTCAAGCACCGACCCGGTGATAAGCTGGAAAGCGTTTGCCCCGGAAAGCCCTGTAACAAGCCACCGCTCTGCGGAATTTTCCTTGAACACAACGAGGCTATCCCCGAATGTGATAACCCGTAGAATTACTTCATCCGTGCTTTCGGACGTGGCGAAGTTCAGTCCCGGCATTGATTCCGCATCTGCAAGGGCAGACCATTGCAGGCGGCGAGCGTCTTGCTCCGACACGACCGTATATCCGCCAACGTAGGCAAGAGACCCCACAACCCACTCAGCCGGACCGCCTTCAACATCGCCAATCGGGATGGATGCCAGCGTGGTGCCGTTCCACACATAATAAGACCCGCCTGATGTGATTGTCACAAGGCCATAGTTGCCTGCGATGGTAGTATCGCCCGCCGCGACCGCCCCCAATTCGGTCACAACGCCCGCAGTGGTCGTGCTGAATAGCCGCCCGCCGCAGACAACATATAAAATACCCTCGATCACGGCCATTGCGCTCATGTTTGCCCGGCCAAACTCCACGAATTCGGCAGTGCCCGGCACGGACCGCAGCACCATGCGCCCGTCAGTTGCCTCGCGGAAAAGGTTCACCAGCCGCCCGGTTGACGCCGCGACGTTTCCGGGATCACGCGATGATTGGCCGACAAATTCCAGCTTAGGCATAATAATCCATCCCGACGAATGTTATCGACCCTTCACGGTCAAACGCCATAGCCTCGCGGTATTCCTTCTCTGCCCGCGCCACCACATTAGGCGCGGATATTGTGTAATCATCAGCGAGCCGCGCAGCCAAGCCATAGACAGCCGCCTCCCAGAACTCGCCCGGAATGTCAGGCTCTGCGTTCAGGTTCGTCGCATCCTCGAATTCGCGCTGATAGGTTATTTCCAGCGTCTGCCCCGCCGGGACGCCGATCAACGGCCATATCGTAATGCTTGCGGTTTCGCGCTGACGGTTGAAGTAAAACTGCGTTGGATGACCCGTGGCAGACTTGTTCGGCATCATGTCGTATTCGTCGCGCGTCATTTGCCGCATTGGCATTTCAGACCCGCTGCGCCGAAATCTGCAATTCAGTATTTCCAATGGGCGCGCGGCCAGCGTATAAACCGCCGCTGTTGTGACGGTAATCGACAATGGCGTAACGCCCCAAAGGTTCAGCCCCTTGTTCTGCCAGCCCTTGAGCATCCGGTTAAAAGCGCGCAACCCGCCGTCGCCTTGATCCGCCGTCATTGGTTCATCATAGGCAACAACGCCGATCTTGCGCAGCGCGTCCGTTACCAGTATCCGGTTTGTTATTGTGCCATTCGTAGCCATTACAGATCCTCCGGCGTCACGTCGCCCGGTTGCAATTCGATAGGATCAGGCGCAGGCCGCACCCATGGCGGCGCTTGCCGGTCTGGCTTGCCACGCACCATCTCTTGTTGATTGCGCGGCTCCCAGCAACCATTGGTTCCATGCCCGTGGCATGTGCGAAGGTTTGTCCATTCTAGCCGCAATTTGTCGGATTTGTATTTGCCGCCGCACCTGTCGCAAATTGCGTTCCATTGGCCCTTGGCAAATTCAGACATGATCGCCCCTTTGATGTAGCAGAGCGGCCAAAGCCGCACCGCCCATTAGCCTGCCTTGAACACGCGGAACGAGATGACAAGCGTGCCGTTGAACGCAACAGCGGAATCGTGCTTGTTCAAAACCGTGATGACCACCGAACCTGATGCGGGCGTGACCCGGCCAAGAATAACGGTGGCTTGGCTGTTGGTGCCGTTGGCAACCGAAACCAACACAACATCAGCCGCAGCGATTTGGCTGTTTGTGAGCGTCAGAGTGTAGGTTGCGTTTGCCGCCGTTGTTAGCGCCTCAGTCGTGATTTTGCCTTGCAGCGCGGCAAGCGTTGCGGCTCCAGCCGCAGCCGTTGCTGTGCTGACTGCCGAGAATAGCGGGGAACGGATACCGTCCGGGAAGTTTGTAACGGGCATGATGCCTCTCCTATGTGTGGAAGCGGGGCCATCACAGCCCCGCTAAAGCATCATGCGCCCGGCGAACCATAGATGCCGCGCCAATCGCCCCAACCTGCGCCGTAGCGCTCCATCGCCTTCATACGAGCGTTGGATGTGTCGAAGTCGTTGTCTTGCATGAAGGCCAGCGCCTTGCGGGTTTGCCGGATCAGGCCAGTGTCCGCATCGGTCTTGATAAACCATGCATCGCTGTCTGTCAGGTAATCCCACACAACCACGCCGCCGGGCAACATACCGGATGCGCGGATCGCGTTGATATCGTTGTTTGCTGACCCGGACTGGTTGACGCTTTCCATGATGCGCCGCGCTACGAATTCAAGCGCCGGGGGAACAACAAGCGTCATTCCCTTAAGCTGGATGCGAAGCCCACGGCTGTCACGCGAGCCTCGGATTTGCGTCAACAAATCTTCAAGCGAGGCTTCCGAAAGATCAGCCGCAACCGCCAATTCGTTCGACTGCGACCCGCTCAACGAAGGGTGATCCGTTGCCAGCAATTCCTTGCCGTCGCCGCCAACAAAAGCCGAATTNAAACCCCGGTTCAGAATGTTGGCATAGACGTTTTCTTTNGTCTGGCGCATGGATCGTGCCAGCTTCTTTGCTTTTGCCTTGGCGACGTTCTCGTACTGATTGTCGTCAATGGCCTCGATGGTGACAATCGCGCCGAGCGAATATGTCACGTTGTTGATGCGCGCGACAAAGCCCTGTCCGTCGGTGTCGTAGCTGGTGCTTGCGCCTTCTGGCTTGATCGGGGCAAGGCCAAAGCCGGTTTCTTCGACGTATTCCTCATACGCCTTATCGGATGTGGATGTGTCGAAAACCATGTCACAAACCAGCGGCTTTTCAGCATAGGTTTTGCCGAAAAACGCCTTAACGCCTGGCCATAGGGCTTTGGGGTGTGATCCCGTGGTGATAACCATTTTTCAAGCCCCCTTAAATGCCAACAGAGGCGTTTGCCTCAGTGTGGTTGTTCAGTTTCACTTCCAGACGCGGGAACGCGTCCCCGATGGCGTTGTCATCACGGTTGATGGCCCGCTGGATAGTCATCTGGAAGCCNACNGTNGTTGCCGGTGCGGTTGTGGTGCCGCTGTCCAGTTGAACGCCAGACAGGCCCAGCGACGTGTTGCCGGTGTTGGTGTAGATAAACACCGCATTCAAACCGATAGCCGTGGCCGCAACAGCCCCGTCAGCCTGAATTTCAAAGCACACATCAGGATCGTCCACGACAAAAACCACGCGCTCTGTAGACGCCGGATTGTGTATCAAGCCGGGGTTTGTGGTGTGCGGCGCAAAGCCAACAATCACACCCGTGACGCGGTTTGTCGTGCCAGCGGTGGATTTGTTGATTTCCGGCAGCGTGCCGGGCGGGAAAGCCTGCCCGACCAGCGCGGTGTTGCTGGTGCCGGTTTTGATGACAGGATCGCCGATGAATAGCGCAGTTGCGTATGACGCGGGCACAAAATACGGGTTGCACGACCCGTTATAGGGCGCTCCGCTCTTGTGCCGCGTGGGGCGTAGCCCGTTCGGGGCGGTTGTGCTTGGCATGGTGTTTTCCTATGCGCGAGGGTCAGCCCATCCGAATGCCGGATTGGGGGATATAATCTGATTGCGACCCGCCGGAACGATCATTCCCGCGACGCAACTGCTCGATCTGTCTATCCAGTTCAGCGGACTTGTCCGCCTGATCCTCGTCATAGTAACGGCGCGGCTTACGGCAAAGAAATGCCAAAAGTAGCGACCCTTCTGGGTTTCTCCCCACAACCTGCGTTGTTGCCGTGGTCATACCGACCGCATCCGGCTTCACGCCTTCGTTGTGGACAATTTCCCAGTCGTCCTCTTTCGTCATCGCCATGATACGCGACTGATCGTCATTTATCCAGCGATATTTGAAAAGCGCATGATCCAGGCTGGAACTCAGCACCGCCAGACGCTTGCCTGTCAGTTCGCCGCCGCCTCTTTGCTTGCGCCGCTGTGGCTCGTCAGAGCGCGCCTCACGCGTTGTCATAGTCATCTGCGTACCTCTTTCTGTCTGCTTCAGTGTCTTGGAAAACGCCATCAAGAACGAACTTCTTG